CCTCAACTAATGAGGAGCGGTAATATTCCTACCCCTTTTAGAGGTTCCCCTATTTTGGGATCAGGAGACCTTACTATGTCTCGTACGCGTACACATGGCATGACTGCTAAGGAGTGGTTGTCTGTGCACAAGGAGACCGGATTCACGTATGACCTTAAACAGGGTAATCCCCTGTGTGGTCTCGTGCCGGAATTCTACTTGGGCCAGTACTACTTTCGCCTTGGTCGTCAGTCAGACTGCACGTTTACGGACGCAACATCGTCCCCGGGCACCCGTTCCTTCAATCCTTGCACGCATACCAAATGTGAAGCTGGAATTTCCAGCTATCATCTGAGGTCGTGGCACGGAGGTTTTTGGGCATCATACATTACGCAAGATTCTTGCGTGCCTGTAGAAATGCCTTCAGACCCAAGGAGCATCGGTGACCATTGGGGTCCGATGATAGTAAGTTTATCTGATCAGGTTCGGTCTCGAAATCTCCCAGGTAGCTCTTTATTAGTTACCTTAGCGGAGTTGGAGAAGACCATCCGAATGGTTAAAAATCCATTCGGCCTTTTAAAACCCGACTGGAGACAGCGTGCAGGATCCCATTCTGCAGCTGAGCTCTTCAAACGAGGAGCAAATCTCTGGCTCGAGGGACGTTACGGCTGGCAAGCGGCTTATCTCGACCTAAAAGGATATGCAAAATCCTGGTTGAGTTATGACCGTTTATGTCAGAACGAAATGTCCGGGCCTGATCCTGGTCGCTTTTCACAGCGAACCAGCCTGAGCGTCGCACCTTCCGAATGGGTCGGCGCAAGCAGAGCTTCATTGCTGGGCAACAGTAGTTTAAACTATTTGCGCGATAAGGCTGGATCATCATCTAGCCCCGTCGTGAATAGTACTACTGCTGGAGTGCTAGTGGGACCACGGATGGTCACACTAAACGTTGGTTGTAAAGCAAAACTTTACAACGATCGTATTCACTCTCGTTTCTCTAAAGCCTTACAAGCTTTAAAAGTAACGTCCAGCGACATCCTGCCTGCACTTTGGGAGTTAACGCCCTACTCCTTTGTAGTCGATTGGTTTGTCGACCTTCAAGGGATTTCGCGTCTTCTGGGTGCTAAGCATTTACTCTGCAGTGCCATGTGTAGCGACCTCGGATACTCGATCAAGAGTGAAACCTACTTTAAGCCATTTATCTGGTCGACCTTTTGGGGTCTACATAGGTACGTGGTTAAAGACGGTATGTACTCTGGAATCTGGGATCCTTGGACTCACAGCTGGACGTCAATCGACGGCTACTGTAAGAGCTACACGAGAGTTTTGGGTCTCCCTAACACGGGAGTCCAATCCTTCTTTAATGGCCTGGACCTCTCTGCTATTCATAGGGCGGACGGCATCGGTCTGATAATACAGAAGATGCACCGCTAAACCATCCTACCTAGAAGGGGGTTCTAAGTCATATGGCTTTAGTTCCCTACAAAAACAACTCAAGCACACTCACTTTTGAGCGTGCTTATGAGAGCGTTAACGGTGTTACCGCTCTCATCGCCGGTCGGTCAATCGCTACTCCGTATAAGCTCGAGGTTGCGCGAAAATTCACGCCCCCAGGAGCCCCGGGTAATGATCTCATTTCCGTCAAAGTGACGCGAACTGAGCAAAACGCCACGACAGGCAAACTTGCCTCCCTCGTGGCGACTTTGAGCATCTCGATCCCTAAAGATCAGACGGTGCTCACTGCGACGGCGCAGAAGGAAGCTATGGCTGTTCTTGCCTCTCTCTGTAATGAGAGTACGGCAATGGAGGCCACAACTACCTTCATGACGACGATTATCGAAGGTCGCAACCCGATATAATGTCGGGTCCTCGACCTCCTAGTCGGAGTCGTGTTCCTGCGCGATGCAGGAAATGTATCATTATTTCTTCTGTTGCGGCTCTTACTTTACTTTACCAGATATGTCAATATCTGGCGAGCCTTCTGCATTGGAAATTCTGATGCACTAGGGCTAAAGACATCTTTATGAACTTATAACCCGGAGGTCTGTATGGAAACGTACACTTCTCAGTTCAAAGAGCGTCCGCTCTGGACTACCTTCTATCCCTCATTTTTAAGGGATATTGAGCGTTTATCACCCGAGATTAATGCAGACGATGAGTGCTGCAGGCTCAAAACATCCGAGAGGATTTTTGGGTCTGAACAGTTCTACGCCGGTGTTTTGCCCTTACTGGGCAAAGCACTAGACGCTGCATTAGCGGCCGGTGCAGCATTAAAACTGTATCCGGTCTTCAAAGAAATGTCAGCCTTAATGGTTGACGGCGAGGGTTATCCCTCACTTCTCGGTCCGTACTGGAGAAGAATATTTTCATCTTCCAGAACGGGTTATCTCGGTAGAGAATCAATTCTCTATCCGAGGTACGATATTCGCGATCGCGAGAATTGCAAGATAAGCTTCGAGGTTTTTACACTTCGTCAGTTTTGTCTTGCGTTCTCAAAGGTCACCGATATCGAACCGAGTGTTTCCGTTGATGAAGAAATTCAATCCTTCATACAACGGACATCTCGTCGAGTCGTTATTACGACCCGAAACGACATTCTTTCGAATGCTCGTCGTTTACTCCGAGAAGTTCTTTGTGACGAGGCACAGACGACCTCCCCTGCTGAAGACAGTGATTTACATCCTGCGCTGGAGCAGTGGATTGCAGTCCCTTTCGGGGCTCATGGTCCTGGGGCTGTGTCTCAGGGTGAACAGGGTAAGGAAAAATGGTGTTTTGATGCCATTGCTGGCATCAATTCGGAGGTTTATGAATACCTCCCATCGGATTTCCGCACAGCTATCGAAGCTTGTGAGGATGTCCGTCTAGCGAACCAACTTCGGTACTACAATTCCGAGGTTTCTAGGTTCTCTAGATTAGCGATTGTCCCGAAAGATTTCCGTGGACATCGTCTAATTTGCATCGAGCCTAAGGAGCTTCAGTTTGCTCAACAGGGCTTGATGCGTGTACTATATGATATAGTACACGGCCATTTCCTTACGCGTCGTTCAATCGATTTTCGTCATCAACATCTTTCATCTAGGTTAGCCAAAAGTTTAACTTTTGCTACCATTGATCTGAAGGATGCTTCGGACTTATTGTCGATTGAACTCGGTAGAACATTACTACCGAGACGCTTCTTCAAACTTGTGACCCGGTATCGCTCAAGCAAAGTCGATGTTGACGGAAACGCTCAACTCGTACGATGCCTGGCGACAATGGGCAATGCTTTATGCTTCCCATTGGAGACGCTCATCTTCTGGGCGATCTCGCTCGGTGCGATGCTAGCTCATGACGGAATCAAAACCGGTAAACCCGGTTTCCTTCAAAAGGCTGCTCGCTATCGTCTTCGTGTTTTTGGAGACGATATAATTGTCCCGGCTTCCCATGCTGGGACCGTCATTAAGGCTTTGGAGAACTCTGGTCTTGTCGTCAATCAAGCAAAAACTTGTGTTGACGGGCTTGCTCGAGAAGCTTGCGGGTCCTGGTATTACAATCAGGATGATGTCCGCGTAATTCGCTTCAAGACCTCGCGCTCAATACGACCTGAGAGCTGGATTGGTTTTCTCGAAGATTTGAATAGCCTTCGAGATATGGGTTTTAAACAAACCTATCAATCCATCCAAGCGGTGATGACAGACACTACTCCTCTCTGTGGTTGGGTTAGCAAGACTAATCCCCCACGCTGGGCACGTAGGGCTGGCGTTGCTTTAAACAACTCCTTCTATCGCTGGAATGATGAATTCCAGCGGGTTGAGTTTTGGATGCCTGTCGAGAAAATTTCTCGGCGGAGAAGCTCTCCCCTTCACGGTTTTGATGGGATTTATGCCCACTTTACCGCTCAGGCTACGAACTCACTGCACCTTGAGTCTCCACGCAATGTGGAATGGTGCTGGGTTCCGCTTGCATCGTCGTGATGCAAAACAGGAATAGTAAGGGGGCCTCCTTAAGAGGCTACTGGCCTTAGTGGCCACGGCACTGCTAAACAGGTTTGGAAACAATCTTGCTTCCTCTCACTGTCTGCTCCAGCTGTCCCTTCTTGGGAGC